CACTCTTTGTTAAACTCGTCGCCCCTGCTGATGCTTTATACCATAGGCCCCCATTTGCAGCTTCCCCAATATTCACAACCTGATTTACAGCGGTATTAGCAATATCTGCATTGGCTTCTGCAAGCGTTGGGTAGAACTTACTAGCTACTGTACTTAGATTTGAAAGAGCAGTGTCAACATATAGCTTAGTCGATCCAACAGCAACTATAGCCTCATTTGATTTCTGCTCAGCAGTTGCGGCGCTTGCTGCTGAATCAGCGGCATATCCCTCAGCTCGGTTCGCAGCCTGAGAAGCATCACCAATCTCAGCCATCCACTGCTCGACCGTTCCCGTATAACCCATGAGAACAGCTTGCTCATACGCACTTAAACCAGGATTACCCTTGAGGCCGCGCTTGCCCTGCGCGATGACCAAGGAAGTGACCAAAACACCATCTTCATCAGCAACAGTGATCACACACTCAGCCAGTGCATCAGTCAGCACGGCGTTCGCAGGTGGTTTTAGTTCGATATAAAACTTCTTACCGTTTGCTGACACATCGTCCTGACCATAGACAACAACATCAATCGCTTTCTCTGTTTCACCAGGAAGGAAAGACACTGTGCCGCTTGCTGCTTCATAGTCTTGTCCAGCAATTGCCGTGCCGTCTCGCGTGTTCCAATCAACATCCACGATCTCATCAACAGCAGTGCTCAAGCGAACGAAAAACACCGCCGTGGTTGATCCAGTTAAATTCGCCATAGTCTTTCCTTTTAAGAAACGCGGTACCAAGCCGCGAGTTTAATAAATTGGTTTGTTACGGTTAACGCATTTCCGCTACCCATGTTCTCAGTAGATCCTGAAACAGTGTGACTATGCGATCCTAATACAACATCATGACTATGAGATCCTGCCACATCTGTTGATCCACTCAATGCACCAGTACCATCACCAGTGAATCCCTGTGTATCGCCACTACTTACGTCAAGCGTACTAATCCCACCATTATGATGAATTGTATGCGAATGAGATCCGTTAGTTGTAGTCGTCTTAGTACCGAGATCTACACTTGCAGCCGTGCCAGTCAGTGTCAGCGCAGTTGCAGGCAGGTTTGCTTTAGCAATTGTAACAGTATCGCTGCCGCCTGTAGCAAGGATGTCACTATCATCTGCAGCCGCAAGTCGAATGGTTTTGCCCACACCAGGTACACGCACCCACAACTGACCTGCATAACGCTCGTTTGGATCAATAGATACAGCGAAGAAATGCACCTCACCAGGCTCATAGAGTCGATCACGAGCCGCATCCAAGAACTCCGTTAGAGTGATCGCGTAATCTTTTCCGCCCTGTGCAAATACCAATTGACCGTTATCATTCACCTGATCCCAAGCCAACGGCGATAAGCCTGCTAAGTAGGACGGCGTAATGCTGCTCAACATCATGCTAATTAGCTCCAATTTAAATGATTGTTCAGTGAGCCAGTCATCCTGCAGGATACCGCCCGTGTCGCCACTGTTTGGATTTAGCGACCAATATGCAAATGAGATCCCTTGCTCGCCGTCTACCAGTCCACGATCATTGTTGCCAGCGAAGTAGCCTTCCATGTAACGCTGCAGGTGATAGATCCACTGGCGCTCGTATTGCGCATTTGAATCGCTCACGACATTGCCTGATCCATCAACACCGAACTTACCACCAACTTCACCAATCCAGATCGGTGCAATGTTCTGCTCGAAGATGAAGCCCCAATGCTGACGCCACACACCATAGAGATTTAAAGGCCATTGCGCAGGCACGGCGTTATCTTTTGCAAGCCAAGGCTGCTCACCGACTGAAATACCATATTCGTGCACCGAGTAAGCCAATCGACCAGCAACAGACAACTGAATGGGACGATCCGCCACACCTGAGAGCTCACCACCCCGCCAATATGAGTTAGCGCCGTGTGTTGCTACGCCTTCAACAAAGATCAACCAGTGTGGTGCAGCAGCTAAGATCGCATTACCTGCATTCTCTGCGAGATCTGCCCATGCACCCCATTCCATCAAGTGCGGCTCGTTATGCAGATCAGCACCAAGCATAAAATCGAGATGCTTATAGCGATTAACCATAAACAACCATGACGCCTTCCACTGAGCGAGTGTGTATGTCTCATCAACAGGATAGCCGTCAGCACCATCACCAGCATGACGACGATGGTGGTCTAGGATGATATATAATCCCTGATCATTCATGTATGTGATCAGCTGATCAAACACCTGAATTGAGTTTAATCCAGCTAGATCAGGATTTAGAGCCTCATTAATGACACCTGTACTTGGTGTTCGTTCGTTGTTGCAGATGTCACCACTAAACGGCAGGCGCACGGCGTTAAAGCCCATGCTCTTGATCTGATCGATCACATCCTTATAGCTGCGCGACAATAGGCCATGAGGCGCATACACCTCAGACTCAGCACCAAACCAATTCACGGCCTTGATACGGAAAGGAACACCCCCCGTTAAAACAAACTGATTGCCTAATACGGTCACACGGTTTGCAGACTCAGACACACCTTTGATCGTCACGAGCGACTCAAGCCCGTCACCTATATCGACATTGAGTGAGCCTGTGTGCTCCGCAATATCCTGAGGCTTGTACTTGATCGTCAGCTGAGTGAACTCACCAGGCGCAAGGCGCTGAGTGCCGTTGTTTGTCTGAAAGAATGGCTGTGCAATCTGAATGCTATTGATGTGCGCCGTGTCCGTACCATCATTTTTAAGCACGACAGTCGCAGTCGACTCACCACTGACAGCAGCAGTGATCGGAAATTCAATTGATGAAGGATAGGCGTTTAAGATTGGCTCTAGGTCGGGATTTGTCTCAGGACCTTCATTTGGCCCGACTGTGACTGCATCATTATCCACGGTCACGAGAGTCAACTCGCCCGATACACCGCAGGTCTGCACCACAAACTGAACGAGCTTGATCTTCCCAAGGCTGGTACTGACTTGAACATTCACCGTCTGACGTTCGTTGTCACCACCTCCTGCTAACCAAGCAACTACACCTGTCGCCGTATATTCGAGACGTGTCATGATCAAGCTATCAGGATCACACCATGCTGATGCACCAATAACATCCTCGTTTGGTTCAAGCCATCGCATCATATCCACTGTGTAATCAAACACCTCGTTTGCGTTCTTTTCCTCAAACGGCAATGAGCAGCATGACGGCGAATAGGTAATTACCCGATCATTCGATAGCGGTAATAAGCCACTCAGAATAGGGCGAGCATACACCTTAGAAATAGTTTGGTTTGGTTCGTTTAGCGGCACGTTGCTGCCCCCTCATATTATGTGCAAAGTTCCGATCCATAGAAGCCTGAAACTTACCCTCAAAGACTGCAGCCATTTGCGGATTTGTGAACGGTTGGTTCGGGATTAACAACAGTGTGGACAAAGCTCCATCAGCCAATGCCCGACCAAAATCACAGATCATAAACGCAGGGATCTCAAGCGCCGTGGGTGCAGGCTTGAGGAACATGCTAATCACGAGCTCACCAACGGCGTGTGGCTCAAGGCTCACGCAGTTTGGATTAACTTGAGTGATGTACTTTGGCTCTGTGTAGCCTTCCTGATTATGCCATGACTCGGCTTTAGGTGTGATGGGTTCAAGGTCACGCTCGTTAAATTTTGCCCATTCAATCTCAAACAGCACTGCATCAGAAGGCACAGCAAGTATCTCATGGTGATCTCCCTTGGTTTGAAATGTGTCAATGAAACGCCAGCAACGTGTGCGCTCACAGAAGCGAATGACAGCTTCACGCAAATGCTGTACCGCCGTAGGCTCTGCACAACCTGGTGCATAGGGCAATACGTGCGTTAAAAGATCTTCGATGTCCTGCATCATAAAAAATTACCCCGACTGAACTACGCCACCTGCAGCATGAGGCGCACCAGCTTTGACGTTAGGTGATGTGTTTGCTTCGACATTGATGCGAATACCAAGGGCATTAGCGAACTGTTGATAATGCAATGCTGCACGTTGCAAGCTGCCTGCATCTTGAGAGTCTTTGGAACGAGCACGGTAAAGGACATAATCAAGCAATGCGCCAAAATATATGTCATCTAGCGGTATATCAAACTCGTATGATGCGAGATCCTCGGGCTTTGATGGATCTGTCGGTACGAGCTTGGTTGGTGCTGCACACAACACGAGTTCAATTGCACCAGTGCCATCATTGCCAGGATACACATAAAAAGCCCGTGGATTTGCTTCATCAAAAATCAGGTGTTTCGCTTGCTGAGCGAATGGCACGGAATAAGTATCATGCCATGTAGGATTAAGCGCACTGAGCTGATCGTCAGGAACGACGCTAATATTACGCCGTGGCTTACGATCCGAAGAAACAGTACGCATATTTCGCACGGGACGAAGGATACTGATATATCCATCAGGAATAGACTGCAGCGTACCACTCACTAGCGATAAGGTGACGCTCTTTGCTGTGGCGCTTGGCTTTTGAAGTACGATAGCACCAATCCCATCATTCAACCATCCACATAATTCAGACAGTGGCCAACGGCGATCTGCATATTCGCCTGTGTCATTGAGCAGGATACCTGCTTTCTCAAACAATTCCCGTGCTTTGTACATTAGTCGTCATCCTCGCTGAGAGCACGGCGGATGTCATCGACACGCATTTTAGATGAAGGCTTGCGACCATAGCGTTTTTCATAAGCAGCGATCAGTGCTTCGCCTTTGAGATCGTCAAGGTTGTCAGGAATACCGTTAGCGTCTGCATCTTCAATCAATGCGCGTTCTATGGTTTCGCCATTTTTTAATTGTTCGATTGATTCATTCAGCTTTTCACCATTAGCGCCCTGCATCAGCTCGCTAGTTGCATCATCCTTTACAGGTGAATCAACAACATCTGCCGACTCAGCCGCGATAGTGGTGTCTTGATCCCCATTTCCATCTGTTTCAGTGTTGTCCGCTGCAGTAGCGTCAACTGTATCGCTTGCTGTGCTAGTGGATTCATCCGCTTGTGTTTCTTCGTCACCATCGTTGTGTTCGCCGTCTACAAGTTCTTTGAGTGTGATGTTGATGTATTCGTAACGATCTTCGTCACCTAATGCATTCCATTCCTGCTCAGTTAAGCCTGAGTCATCGAATGCCATATCAATCAGATCAGCCAATAAGATCGTGTCACCACCTTTGATCGTGTATGACGCATTGTGAACAACTGAACCATTCAACTGACGATCAGGAACAGGATCGTTTTCAGGCTTATCATCTTCGGCATCGACGGCGCGATAGCCTTCTTTGATGCGGAGTAAAGCTTTTGCGTGATGTTCTACATCCACGTTTGCAATATGTCGGTCATCTTCTTCGCTAGGCTTGAAGTGATATTGTTTTGTAGGCGCTTCCATATCAACAAACGTACCGCCAATACGTTTGATTAGGCTCTCGATTTTCACTTGCTTTTCTCCACACAAAATAAAAGGGGCTTATTCGCCCCTTCTATATTACTTCATTACTGCACAAAATGTAGCAGCAATCCGAAGCGTTTACCTGCACCCGCTGTCACCGCTGCACCTGCAAAGGTCACGCCGATTGAGTGTGGTTTGTCAGACTTTGCTGCAACAAGCATATCGGTTTTGGTCAAACGAGTGAGACCAGTGATCGTCGCACCTGCAAACAACTGGTTGCCGCTGGTACGTGGAGATCCGTCAGTGTTTAACAGCTCACCGACTTCACCACTCATCACACCAATATCAACCGTTGCAGCGCCGAGACTTCCGATTGGAACAATCGCAGCATCCACGACGGTTGCATACGGCGGCAATACACCAAGCTCAAGGATGTCACCAACCTGAAAACCAGCCGCAGGCACATCAACGATGAAAAGCTGACTGTGCGTAGCGTGCGCCGTTTGTGGACGTGCTACTGGTGAATTACCAAGCGCCCACGGAGATTGAATTAAAGCCATGTTAAAAGCCCCCTATTAAGCGTTTGGATCTTTCGCTGCAGTGTCGATAGACACCACACCAAAGTCACGGCCATTGAAACGAGTCTTGCTGATACCGATGATTGTACCTGCAGCAACAGTCGGCTCGTTTCCGAAGTCGTCTGTTTCTTCCTGCCACGTCATACGCAAGCCGCCTGCTGTACCGTATGCAATGACCGCAGCCTGACGACCAAGGAACAATGCACGAGCTGCAGCAACGTTTGCACCAGCGCCGTAATCAGAGAAGCGAACTGCGCTTTCATGCGAGTGAAGCACGATGTTGTTGATCATGCCTAAGCCGCCTTTGAAGATCGGGTTATTTTTACCCTCTGCACTTGCAGCCGCTTTCTGCACCTCTAACCAGCCTTTCTCGCCAGTTTCTTCGCGCAAGTCGAACTCTTGGAACGGCGACATCAAAAGCACGTAATGCTTCTCGCCGTCCACTGAGACAGGAAGAAGGTTAGCAGTCTTAGGATCTTTCGCACGCATCATACGCGCTTTGGTTGCAGCACGTTCAACAAGCGAACGACTCATTTTGTCATTCGCCGTCAAGGTTGCTTTGCTTGTCGCAGCACCACCAAACAGCAAATGATACGCATCAGGCGCACGCAATGGATTGCCTGCATGACCTGCATAGGTAGTTGGCTCAATGTAGTCCTCATTGATACCGCGAGCACCTGACAAGTAGATGAACTTCAATTCATCAATGTACTGTGCCCAATAATCAGAAAGGCGGTCTTTCGCTACACGGCGAAGATCGTGAGCTGTACGCTTACGAGACATTTTACCACCTGCAGAAACCGATTTACGGATCTGATCAATGATCACCTCGTCAGTGTAGAACTTCAACGCTTCTTCGTTGCCCTTTAAGCGATCATCACCCGAAGTCGGCTGACCACGTAACTGAACAGACAAGTCGAATGAAATGCGATCACCAGCATCCGACTCCAATTCAGTTTTGCGCTGAATGACAGAGTTTTCGCTAGTACCCTCGAAACGCTCAAAGTAGCTCTTTTTAGTTGTCTCTACAAAGAGCTGCCCTGACCATTTTTTTTGTGCCTTCGGATCACCGAAGGGAATTACGGTCTGACCCATAGTAAAATGTCCTCACAACATGCGGTTTATTGGTTCACCGCACATCATGCGCAGCATTTCACCAGTATGATTATCAACTGAGTGTTGCT